AAAGTATTTTATGGTATTTGACCCAAGTATTACCGAAGATGACGCAAAGGCCATGGCTACCGAAAAGGACCGGAGCTTTACAGAAAAGCCAGAAATACCGAAGGGACCAAAGGGCATTGTGCATAAAGATATTCACAGAGTGAATAAGTCTATAACTAAGAATAATTCTAATATGGGCTCTAGTGAATATAAAGATATTCATTCAGATACATCAGTAACAACTAAACAGAACAATATATATTCCTATAAAGCCAAAATGCTGTGTAATGAGTTTGTAAGAATTACCGAACAGATATTCGGAACATTGGTTCAGTATAATATTGACGAGAGGAAATTGGTTGAGGAATGGTTACAGCAAGGATTAAATGAGCAGTACGCAGTTAAAAGAATAAAAGAAATACTGGAATGGAGGAAGGCCAACCGGTACGATTGCCCTAAAAGAATAGTATTTTATAAGGATATTCTCATGCGAAAGCCTAAGCCCAGAAATAATAAGGAGCTAGTAGAGGCCATTTTAAAAAAGACAACACGCAGCCTTAAAATTAAATAATATATAAATTGTAAAGGAACCTTCACACTAAATAACTAGAATAAATCGCAGAACAAAAAGCGAACATATCCCCCCCCACGCAGTAGTATATATAGGGGGGGTGTTACACAATTTTTTTGCAGTTTTTTCTCAAATCAGTTATAACGAATGCACCGGTACGAAACATGAACATGGGTTCGGTTCTCATCCTAGGCTAGTCAATCGGACCCTCGTACCTAGAGAAAGGAAATATATGAGTGGACCAACACATAGCAATCGGAACTTTCAAGTTATGCGTTCTGTGAATATTACAGAGGGCAAATACATTATAGAAGTTTGGAGTGCATCTAACTTTAATAAGGACAAGGGGACCAGAGAAGAAGTCCCAGGAGCAATAGATATTAAGGTTTATAAGAAAGACGAGAACAAAGAATACAACAAAGGCGAGGCTGTGTTTTTTGTAAGGGCTTTTGAGAACCAAGGTAAACCTAAAGCTCCGAGTTACCAAACACAAGGTGCTCTAAGTGATGACGACTTCTAAGTCAAAGCGAATAGTTAAACCTCCTTTGGACCGGTTCGGAGGGGTCCGAGTAGTTCAGAGGAGGATTAAGAAATCAGAAGTGATTGAGCACAATAAAGAAAATGTTGCTCAAGAATTAATAGATATAGCGACAGCCAATATTGACGATATTATGTCCTGGGATGAAACTGGGAATGTCAGTATCAAAGATGTAAATAGTATTTCTAAATCAGCAATCAAAGCAATCAAGAAGATAAAAGTTACTCCGACAAAAATGGGGCCACAGCTAGAAGTGGAGCTACACGATAAGGTTGGAGTGTTAAGAGTATTAGCCAAGGCATCTGGATTATTAGAACAGCAAGAAGATATGGATAGACCATCTGTTGTTGGAATAGTAATGCAAGGACCAGAGCCGAAACCAATAATTGACATGGAGGCAGATGAGCAAAGCGAGGTACATAAGCCATCCGGAGATAGACCGGATACAAGTACAAATGCTGAAAAAACAAATTAGTGATAGTGAGGCAGCTAGGATTTGTGGTTTACCACTAAATGAATATAAGAGTATTGTATTAGGTAAAAAAAAATATGATGGCGATAGAATTGCTAGTATGGTACTTACAATAGAAAGCATAGTGAATGGCGAAAGCTAAAGGATTATTAAACAAAGTTGCACACGAACCTATATTCCATAAGACATCAATCGGAAGGAACCCTAGCCTAGCAAAAATGAACAAAGCAAAACGAAAAAATTTTAAGAAATACCGAGGCCAGGGTAAATGAGTATTGCAGATTTAAAATTAGATTTCAGTACATCTCCTACTGTCTGGAAGTTTCTAAAAGATAAATCATTCGTGAGAGGGCTTATGGGCCCAGTTGGAAGTGGTAAATCGTATGCGTGTGCTGCTGAGATAATGTTGAAAGCAGTATCGCAAGTGCCATCTCCAAAAGATGGTATCAAGTATAGTAGGTTTGTTGTTGTCAGAAACTCTTATCCGGAACTTAGAACAACGACTATAAAAACCTGGCAAGAGTTATTTCCAGAAAATGTATGGGGTCCTTTTAGATGGAGCCCACCACTTACACATCATATAAAATTACCATCAAGAGACAATGCACCAGGTGTGGACTGCGAGGTTATCTTTCTGGCCCTTGACCAGCCAAAAGATGTTAGGAAACTATTGTCCATGGAACTTACTGGGGCTTGGGTAAACGAGGCCAGAGAATTGCCTAAAGCAGTTATTGATGGTCTAACGCATAGAGTGGGTCGTTACCCAACCCTATCGGATGGTGGAGCAAAACCATGGAGAGGTATCATTATGGATACGAACCCTATGGATGATGACCATTGGTGGTATAGACTTGCAGAAAAAGAAAAGATGAAAGGTAAGTTTGCCTGGAAATTTTTTAAGCAACCAGGTGCAGTAGAAGAATACACAAAAGAAGATTTACCAGAAAATCCAGAGGCTAATGGTTTTGTTATGGCAGCAAACAAATGGTGGCTTACAAATCCTAATACAGAAAATAAAAAAAATTTACCAAATGGTTATTACGAACAAACATTATTAGGTAAGAACCTAGACTGGATAAGATGTTATGCTCAAGGCCTATACACTTATGTTCAAGAAGGTAAGCCAGTTATATCTGAATATGACGACAACATCATGGCAACAGATTTTATAGAACCGGATATAAGTTTACCTATACAAGTTGGAGTGGACTTTGGTTTGACACCGGCAGCTATATTCGGTCAAAGATTAAAAAATGGTAGATGGGTTATTCTACATGAGTTAGTTACATTTGATATGGGTCTTGAAAGATTTGGTACTATGCTCAAAGGAGAGTTAGCCAGTAAGTTTCCTAAGTACGAGGTGTTAGTACATGGAGACCCAGCCGGACAAAAACGAGATGAGATATACGAAGTAACTGCATTTGACCATCTAAGGTCTATTGGATTGACTGCTAGACCAACTGCATCAAATGATTTTAGGATAAGACGAGAGGCCGGAGCTATGCCTATGAACAGATTGATAGAAGGTAAACCTGGTTTACTTGTAGATAAAAGATGTCAAAGATTAAGAAAGTCATTGTCTGGTGGTTATCATTTTAGAAGAGTACAAATATCTGGAGGAGAAAGATACAAGGACCAACCAAACAAAAATGAACACTCTCATGTCGGAGATGCTTTTATGTATCTTATGTTAGGTGGAGGAGAACATAGAACTCTTACAAGAGGACATAATCCTAAATTTAAAATGGCAAGAGCAAAAACAGATTTTAATATTTTTGAATGACATTTGAAACTGGTATAGGTATGCTTGTTGTAGGATTGATTGCAATATTCATAGGTGCGATTATTGCATATTATATAATTAACAAGGTTCAAGATGATGAGTAACACTTCAAAAAGAAAAGGGACCAGGGTTGAAAATAAAATAGTGAAACTATTTGAGAACCTTGGTATAAAGGCAAGACGACAACCAATGTCTGGTAGCCTTCAAGACTTTCCACACGATGTCAAGGTAGAACTACTTGGTGGTCTGCACATTGAGGTCAAAGCTAGAAAAAATGGAAAAGGATTTGCTACAATTAAAAAGTGGAAGGGCTCTGCCGATTTGCTTATCATGGTTGAAGATTACGATGAGCCAGGTGTTTATATTGATTGGAGACTATGGAAACAGATAGCCAAGATACTAAAAGACAATGGTTAGTTAGAGTTTGGTACAAAGGAGATATGGAACTAAGAAAAGAGTTTACCATAAGAGCAACTGAAAAAAGATTACAAAACTTTATTGTACCAAAAAAATACAGAGCCACTTATGAGATTAGCAACACTTGAAAACATATTTGGATGCGATGGTAAACAACTTATTGTATTGCCATTCAAATCATATCTACTCAATCTTATGGACCTATACCAGGAAGATAAGGACCATCTAAACTCTATACCTGGATACCAAGATTACTTAGACGCAGCAACAAAACAAGGATATGGATTTACTGTTTTAGATAATGGTAGGCCCATAGTTTGTTTTGGTATAGTGCCTCAATGGCCTGGTGTAGCTGAGTTATGGCTGATACCAGATATGAAACTCATGCGTAAATGGAAACTTAAATTTCACAAAGGCTCATTAAAATTTATGGAACTTGCAGCAGATGAACTAAACTTGCATAGACTTCATGTAACAGTTAGTGCTCAAAATGTTCGTGCAGTCAAATGGATAGAACATATATATTTTAAGAGAGAAGGTGTATTAAAAAAATATTCCTTTAATAAAAAAGACATGATAATGTATAGTAGGTTGTTTTAATTATGAAAAAATTTTTTAAAAGATGGGTATGTATGGTGTTTTGTATGAACATTTGTTTTTTTACCCCTTGTGCAAAGGATAAAAAATAATGGGTAGTCTTTTCAAAATGCCTAAGTATGAGCCACCTCCAGCAATCAACACAGCTAATGAGGCATTGGATAGACGAGAAGAAAGAGCAGACGCATCTGAAAAAAGAGAGTTAAGAAAAATCTCCTCAAGAAGGAGAGCAAAACGACAAGCTGGTAGATTACTGTTGTCTCAAGATAGAGCTATACCACAACTTGGTGTTGGCGATACACTAACTGGACAGTCAATGGTAAGAAACCCATACGATGATGAAAGGATGGCATAATGGGAGGAGCACCTAGAATAATTAGAAGAGTTATATCAAAACCAAAACCACCACCTCCTTCTTCTCCTATTGTAGATAGAAGAGAAGAGGTAGCAAAAAAAACTGAGGCTGAGGCAAAAAAATTATCTCCGAGAAAATTAAAACGAAGAGCATCAAGAACTAGAACTGGTAGAACAAGAGCTATGGTGGGAGGCGAGTTACAAGGTGGAGATACAATGACTGCTGATTATTCTCCAATTAGAAATCCTAGAGATGGAAGTAAGTTAGGGAGTGCATAATGCCAGGCTATCACAAAAAAAAATCAAAACCTAAAAAGAAAAAAAGAGCAGCTAGAAAAAAAGGTGGAGTAGCTTATGGATAGCCACGAACAAGTTTATATTAGAAATCCAAAATTTAGAGATTTAAAAAAGGAGCAAGAGGATGAGCAGAAAGTTTCCGAAAGTTCCGAAGAGTAAAAAGGGTGTGCCATTAAAATATTTAGCTGGTGCAAAAAACCCAAAAGCAAAAGAGGCAGAGATATTGAGAACAAGAAGATTATATAAAAAAGGTTTACTAACAACTGCTATGATGGATGAGATAAGCAAGAAGAGGGCAAGAGGATGAGTAAAGCAGCAGTTATAGCAAAGTATTCAAAGTCAAGTGGTATATCCAAAAACACTTTGAGCAAGGTCTATTCCAGGGGCCTTGGGGCCTATTATTCTAGTGGCTCAAAAAATGTGTCTGCACACGCATGGGCAGCCGGAAGGGTCCGGTCATTTGCTACTGGAAAAGGTGGTGCAAGAAAAGCTGATAAGGACCTATTAAGGTCTAAAAGAAAAAAAGGGTTGGTAAGCTAATGTCTTTGTATGAGAATATAAACAAAAGAAAAAGAGCTGGTACTTCTAGGTCAAAATCTAAAAGTACAATAACAAAGAAAGCATACTCAAATATGAGGGCTGGTTTTCCAAAACGCAACAAAAGGAAGGGGCTAGTATAATGGCTTATAAAATGAAAATGAAGAAGGCATCTAAATTAAAAGGTGGACAAAAAAAATTAGATGCAAACAAGGATGGCAAGATTGGTAAACAAGATTTTGCTATGTTAAGAAACAAAAAGAAAAAGGTCATGGCATGATTATTTTTGGTCATACACCTAGAGAGTGGAAGAGAAGAGCAAAAGAACACAAATGGTTTCTTGTTGCTTTAGTAATATCTTTTGCACTTGGAGGTGTAATATTATAAATGGTTGCTAAGAGGTTTCAAAATCCATCTGGAGGTCTTAACGAGGCTGGTAGAAAAAAGTTTGGTGTTAAGGCTCCGGTATCAAGTGGTAAGAACCCTCGTAGAATTTCTTTCGCAGCAAGGTTCTCAAAAGTTAAAGGACCTTTGATGAAAGATGGTAAACCAACAAGACTAAAACTTGCATTAAAAAAATGGGGTTTTGGTTCTAAAGAGGCAGCAGCTAAGTTTGCTGCAAACAACAAGGCAAGGGCATAATGCACAGAACACCAGATGAAGTTTTAAATAGGTCAAAGAAAGCATTTTCTCGTAAAGAACAATGGAGAACAATTTACGAGGATTGTTATAGATATGCGTTACCACAAAGAAATCTTTACGAAGGTTACTATGAGGGTAATGTACCTGGCCAAAATAAAATGAATATGGTTTTTGATAGCACAGCCATACATTCAACTCAAAGATTTGCAAATAGAATACAGTCTGGCTTATTTCCTCCCTATAAAAAATGGTGCAGACTGGAGCCTGGTAATGACATACCGGCAGATAGAAGAGCAGAAGTACAAGCTGCATTAGACATCTACCTAGACAAAATGTTTACTATACTTAGACAATCTAATTTTGATTTGGCTATGGGAGAGTTTCTTTTAGACCTATGCGTAGGTACTGCTGTTATGCTCATTCAGCCAGGCGATGACATCAATCCAATACAATTTACACCAGTTCCACAATACCTTATTGCATTAGAAGAGGGTCCTTATGGAACAGTAGATAATGTTTATCGTAAATATAAAATTAGAGCTGAAAGTATTACAAGAACATTCCCAGATGCAAACATACCAGAGACTTTACAAAATTTAATAAATGAAAAACCAGCAGAGATGATTGAGTTGTTAGAGGCTGTTATAGTTGATACTGAAAGAAAAGATTTTTGTTACCATATCATTTATGAAAAAACTAGAGAGGAATTAGTTTATAGAAGAATGGACAGCACTCCATGGATTGTTGCAAGATACATGAAAATACCTGGAGAAGTTTTTGGTAGAGGTCCACTTGTAACTGCTTTACCAGATGTAAAAACATTAAATAAAACTTTAGAGTTATTACTTAAAAACGCATCTATTGCGTGTGCTGGTGTTTATACAGCAGCAGATGATGGAGTAATCAATCCATCTAATATTAGAATTACACCAGGTAGTATTATACCAGTTGCAAGAAATGGTGGACCACAAGGTGCATCACTTGCTCCACTACCTAGGTCTGGAGATTTTAATGTATCTCAAATTGTAATTAACGATTTAAGAATGAATATTAAAAAAACATTATTAGATGATACTGTTCCTCCAGACAGTATGTCTGCAAGGTCAGCAACAGAAATTGTTGAAAGAATGAAAGAATTAGCACAAAATATGGGTGCAGCTTTTGGTAGATTAATTACTGAAACTATGGTACCTATCATAACTAGAGTGTTAAA